TGTGCATACCATAATTTTTACAGGTGAATTATCTCCTAGATTAATAGTTCTCACAGATGCGTTTGTCCCTGGTTCTTGATTAAACCAAATAGGTTCATTAGGTTCATTAGGCTGGTTAGGCTGGTTAGACTTGTTAGGCTTGTTAGGCATATCTACTTTGTTAACTTTAATTGTTTGGTAAGTGTCTTTATTAACGTACGTTTTGTTTTCCATGCTGTATTGCTCCTTTTAAAAATTTAGTCCAAGAGGATGCTTGCTTAGGCCACCCGTAATATATTTTTGCATAACTAGATTGAGAATCTAAATGGTTAATAATACTTTGATCGTGTAAAGTTTGAGCCGCTGCTTCTATGCCATAAGCAAATTTTTCAGCTAGTCCTCTGTAATTTTCATCATAAGGTATGTACATTGGAAATTCTGCACCGGTTTCAAATAGAGCTCCATAGTTCGTAGTAATACAATATAGGCCCGCGGCCATAGACTCTAATAAAGATATACAAGAAGTCTCTTCAAAGATACTTGGGTAAACATACATGTTATAGTTATGTAAATTATCTAAAATATAATCATTAGGTTTATATCCAATGTAATTAACATTAGGAAGATTTCTTGCTTGTTCATATAAAGACTCGTAAGCTTTATCATTTTTTTCATAAAAGTTTTTACCATATACTTCTGTTGATGAGTAAACATCTAAAGTAATTAAAGGGTTTTTAACAAGTTGCATTGCACCTAGTAGAACTGAAAGTCCTCTCCAGGGTGTGTTTTGATGTATAATTTTAAGGGGCTGTCCTTGTTTATAAGGAGCAGCTTGTTTAATATCTTTACCTAAACCATTTTTTATCACAATGCATTTATAGTTAGGTAGATTGTACATCATTCTAAATTTTTCATGACTCCAATGAGAATTGAATACATACCAATCATATTTGTCGTGATTAGATTTGTCACTCATCCAGGGAGCAATATTAGGTTGATCGTATGAATTTTTTTGCCAAAGTATATTTAACTTTGTTGGATGTAATGGAATTTTCTCAGGGACAGATGTAGTAATCTGAACTTGATCTAATAATTGTTTGTCTACGTATTTTTCTAAATACTCAAACTGTATCTCTGTTCCGCCTTTAGGGTTTTCGTTTGGCACTGTTCATAACTTTCTGAAGAACTTCTAATCCTTTTGGGGAAACTTGAACTGTTATATCTTGAACAATATCAGGTCCTTCTACTTTCTTAGTTGATGTTTCACCGGTTTTTGTATTTCTATAAGTTGTTATAGTTGTACAATTTATCCTCGGTAAGTCTTCATTATCCATTTTCATTCTCTCTGTTTATTAAAGCATAACTGATAATACCTGAAATCTCATTAGCGGTGTCTGCTTGCATTTTTATAACATCTCCCGCTTCTAAGTTCAAGGTATTTGTTAGCATATCAACAGTAGATTTATTTAAAGTTTGATGACCAATTTGAACATCACTTCCAGAAACTTTTTTAACATAGATATCTGTGTCTACAGCACTTGCAGTATCATGAACTGCTTGAACTGTTTTAACTATTCCAACAGAAGAGGTAGAGATAGTTAATACTGTAGTTAAATTAGTAGTAGTTAGATTAAAAGTTTGGTTGTTATAAAATATACTCATGATAAAAAATAGTTAAAAGTGTCCTGTTCGTTTTTCATGTCTTCTTGAAAAGAAAAATTAAGCTGTTGTTTCATAGTTGTCAAGGATTCTATTATCTGTCTTTGATTCTCTACTTCGTATTCCGGTTTAGGTTCAGGTATATAAATAGTTAGTTTAGCCATTATGTTTGGCACCTTTCATAATAGTACCATCTGGCATTTTATGAGTTTTCTTTTTGGAATCTTTTGCAAATTTCTTTGCTACTTTAGGTTTATTTTTAAATAAATATTTTCTTTGTTTATCAGATTTAAATGGCATTATCTTCTCCCGTCTGGTTTTGCATCTACTCTTAATGTTCCGTAACGCCAAGTTTCACCGATAGCGTCATTAGCTATTTGAATTGCTACAAATCTTGCTCGTGCACGTGTGTCTATTTTATCAGTAGTAGTGGTGATTGTAAAGGGTCCTAAAGAAGAGCTCACTGCTGTCTCACTTGGGTAATCATTTAAATATAAAGTAATTTTAGAACTGCCTAACAGGTATTTATAATCCGGTATAAATCTTTTAACTGACATTATATATTCTCCGTCACCTGTAAAATCCGCTATATTATTATTATTAGTTATCTCAAAATCTCCAGATAAAATAAAAGCATTAATTGAAGTTGTCCCGGTGCTATTGATTTGATCCGTCCCGGTTTCATGAGCATAGTAAATAGAGGCTCCGTACTTATTTGTTATTCCTAAAATAGCAGGGAATATAGGTGTATTACTATCATCATACTTTGTAGCATAAGGTAAATTAAATACCCCTTGATCTTGATAAGTCGTTCTAGCTATTGAAGAAGTGGTCCAGACATTTTCACCATAATTATAAGTAACACATCTATCAATCTGATCTGAATTAGCTGAAGGATAGAACCAATTAATTTCTGTGTATAAACTATTAGGAGATGAATAAATTACATCGGAAGAACCATAGTTCAACCCTAAGTTTCCTGTAACTGTATTTAAGAACACAAAGTCTTCTACTAAAGAAGGTAATGCTTTTACAGTACCATCATATACAAAAAATCCTCCTTCACCTGACATCCACCACACCGCACCATTTGCATAAGAAATAGCATTTTGGCCAATGCATCCACAGTTAGTACCTACTTGTCTGACTGAAAAAGTATATGGAGGTCCTACATATTGAATTACATAAGCTCCTAAATCCGTTACAACAAAAATGTAATCCTTACCTTGTATAGCTGCTCTAATTTCATTACCAGTATCTAATCTAAATGTACCCGCAGTATTAGTTGCTGTAGGTTGGTAGGTGTTTAAATCTTCTTGATTAGAAAATCTTACAAACATCGGATCTTGAGTACTAGGATCTCCAATAGTAGTTTCTGTTCCTAAATGAAATAAATGTCTGTCTCTATCGGATACAATAGTAATTCTCGTAGCTGTCGGATTATTTGTTGTTGCAACACCCGAAGTACTTGTAGAAGCTCTTGTTCCTCTAGGTGAAGCAGCCCCTGCATTCCAAGTAAATGTTTTTCCATTAAAAATAGTTGCAACAAGAACTTGACCAAAATTATCCAAAGACCAATTTCCTGGATCCAAAGTCACAGTACTTATAGATCTTTCAGTTCCCCAAGTCTCAACACCCCAAGAAGATGTTCCCCAACCATAACCTGTTGTTTGAGTTGTCGGTCCAACACTTACATAAGGATTTACTGTTGCAGCTCCTGCTGCAGTCATACCTGCACCTGTTTCAGCGCTTACTGCTTTAACTGTAAATTTGTCAATTGTTGGAACGGTTAAAATTTCATAAACTTTTTCTAAATCACCTGCTATAAAATTACTTGCTGCCGTAACAGTTACTGCAGATAAAGTTACATATCTTCCAACCAATAATCCATGTGATCCTTTGTCTATTGTTAAAACATCAGATCCGTTAACAGTGGTTAAAGTACAACCTGTGATTGCTGTATCTAAAGGTGTGATGTCATAAAAATCATTACCATAAAATAAAAATAAACCTTGAGAAGTACCTATTGCTGTGTATTTTTCTCCTGCAAAAGAAGTAAAAGAGAGTTGTTTTCTTGCTGCTCCAGGAAGAGTTTTATTGGCTGCGGTTAACTGCGACCAACCGCCTATTTTCTCGGGGAATCCATATCTAAATCTAACAAAATCACCATCAACCCATTGAGATTCAGCCCCTGATTTAGTGGCTTGTTTGTTAAATCCAGGCTTGAAATTTAATTTTTGTAGCATATAATGCTTTATATATTAATTATGAATATAATGAAAGAGAGAAAATAGCATGTCCTATGACCATAAAATATCAGATTTAAAGTATAGAATCAATGGTTTAGTACCATTAGATGTTTGTCAGAAAATAATAGATATATTTGAAAAATATCCTGAATTTTGTTTCACAGAAGGAAGCTATAAATTTAAAACTAATAAGCATGAAATGGATAATTTTACATGTTTAAATTTATCTACAATAAATAATCCTAATGAAGATATTTTATATGCTTTAAATAATGCTAGAATATATATAGCTACAATGATAGCCAATTATGTTCTCCATATTAAATCTAAAAAAATATCTCCTACTTTTAGTGATAAATTAATTAGTTCTAGTTCAAATATTAGAATTTTAAAATACGATGTAGGTCAATGTATTAAAGATCATAGTGATGTTGAAGGAACTATAAGAGCTTCTTGCACTTTAAATTTAAATGAAGATTATGAAGGTGGAGAATTTAGATTTTTTGATGGTCAAATAAAAGAATGTTTTAAAACAGGGGATGGAATGTTATTTCCAGCAGAACCTATCTGGATTCACGGCACTGAACCTATTACTAAAGGTACAAGATATTCAATCAACTGCTTTTTACAGTCATGAAATTAATATATTCAATACCGGATAAATTATATTACATACAGAATTTTTTAGATTATCCTACATATAAAAAATTACATTATGATGTATTTAGAAGTAAATTAATTAAGTTAAAATCAACAGAAAAAACATGGAGTAAAGCATTAAGACATGGCCATAAAATTTTTGCTAATAATACTATTTTAGACATTAACTATAAACCATTACAAAAAATTAAAATATTATTAGAAAATAATCTTTTTCATAAAATTAAAATTAAAATTAAAAATTTTAAACCTCTTATTCATTCAATGGAAGATGGTTCTGGTATTAATTGGCATGATGACGGTATACATAAATATGGAATAACCTATTATATAAACCGTAGATGGAACATGAAGTTTGGGGGTGAGTTTTTATTTATACATGAAAGTTCTAATGGCTTTATACCTTTGGTGGGTAATTCAGTGGTTATTGTTAAAGTTCCACTTGAGCATAAAGTAACCCCTGTTATGAAACCCTTAGTTCCTAGAAAAACAATTCAAATATTTATATAAAAGGAGAAAAATAATGAACGAAAAAACAGTTAACATAACTAATTTTATTGGAGTATATGATAACTACATCACTCCAGAGGAATGCAATAAAGCTATTAAATTATATGAAGATCAAAATAAGTTTAATAATACAATCAATAGAATAGCTTTTGAAAAATCACCTATAATAAGGAAACAAGACCGACAATTTTTTATGTGGGGAAATAATATTAATGTTTGGTGGGAAGAATTAAAACCAATGATGTTTAATTTCGATATAGCCTTAAAGCATTATATAGAAAATACTGGAGCTGCTGATGCTTACGGTGTTCCACTTCATTTTACAACTTTAAAAATACAAAAAACACTTCCTACAGAAGGTTATCATGTTTGGCATATTGAACATGGAAAAGGATTTGATAATGAACCTAGGGCTTTTGTTTTTTCTATTTATTTAAATGATGTTGATGAAGGTGGTGAAACAGAGTTTTTACATTTTTCAAAAAGAGTTAAACCTAAAACAGGTAGAATAGTCATATGGCCTGCTGGTTTTCCATATCTACATAGAGGTAATCCACCTTTGTCCGGTGAAAAATATATTTTAACTTCTTGGATGATGTTAAGATAATTAAGAAGTAGGTCTTGAACCTAATCTAGTAATTTTTTCAGCGTCAGTTTCACCATCAACATTGTCATTATCCCAATTAGATTGTAATTGAGCTAGATGTGCTGAATCCCATTTAGATGAAAATTGACTAATGTCTCCAATATTTGCATCAGCAAATGATGAATGAGGAGTTGAATCTCTATATTCTACTTCATCAGAAGTAGTTGAAGTCCCATGTTGAATAGCCCAAATATTAGAAAACTTAGAATCAGACCAAAAAGAATCATCAGATATATTATATCCAGTTCCAGCAGCATCACCCGATTGTTTAATGATTATTTTATCTTCAAATACTACTGTCCAATTTGCACTTGTTGCCATTTTTTCTCCTAAGTTTTTATAATATAAATTAATGTTAAATAAGGTTGAAGAACCGAAGTTGCATCACCAGAAAAAGTTGCGCTCATATTATGAGAATGTCCGTCACCTGAACCTGAATTAGAGGTGGTCGTGTTGCCAGGTGCACCACCTTGTTTATTACTAACGTTATAAGGAGCAGCTGCATTCCCAGCTGCAAAACTGTGACTGTGAGAAGCAAGTTGTGCTGTTGATAAGGTAGCATTTGCTGTTGAACCACCAACGTTTCCCGTCGAAGTAGCAGTATTCGCTCCACCCGTTGAAGCTAAAGCTTTAGTTCCAGATTTTCCTACTGGTGTATTATCTTGTAAATCAGGAACAGCAAAAGTTGTTGATCCATCTCCTGCACCGTAAGTAGTACCTATGATTCCAAATAAAGCTGAATAAGTTGTTCTTGAAACATCTGTACCATTACATTCTAAAAATCCAGAGGGTAATGCTGCTGCTGACCATGGCACAATAGTTGCTGTAGGAATTCCCTCTATACCTGTAAGGTTTGCTCCATCAAAATCATATTTAGTTGCTTCGTAATTTGCCATATTATTTCTCCGTGTAAGTCCATCCTGTTGTAGCGTCTCCACTAAATACTAATCCAAAAGCTGCACCTTGTGTGTTAACTACAAGATCTGCTGCTCCATTAACTATATTAGAAGAGTTTCTACCAACAGTCAATGCGTTAGTGTTGAAATCATAACCCTGGTCTACAAAATTTACCGTATCTCCTGTAGCAGGTGATGCGGGTAGAGTTATAGTTACTGCTCCACCATTTGTATTTACTAAAATTTGAGCTCCAGCTTGAACTGTTTCAGCACTAGAGATTGCTCTCCATTTTCTTAGTTCTGAAGATTTATAAACATTAGTTCCGTCTGACCATAGTGTATAAGAATGACCTTCACATAAAAGAACACCTGTACCTGATGTAGTTTTAAAAGTTAAAGTATTTCCTGCATGATCACATGCGTTTTCAATAATGTATGTTTTTTCAACTGAATCAGGGATAGTAACGTTTAAGTTAGAAGCTAGTGTTCCTGTTAATTTAATAACTTCATTTTTACCGTTTGATACAACTCCATTTGAAAAAGTTAAAGCTCTACTAGCATTGGTTATGTTAAAAGCATCATATCCACCAATTGCTTGTTCTAAAATTAATAAGTTTGTATTTGTGATTGCACCCCAAGTTCCGGAGTTTTCACCTGTTGCTTGTACTGTGAGTTTTAAACTTGCTGATGTTGAGTTAGCCATATTTTAATTCCTTATACTATTTATTTTATAAAATTAAAGAGTTAGTGTCAAACTCTTTATGCAGCGACTTCCACCCAACCAGGAGGATCCGTAGGTGCTGAACCTGTAGGAACCGTGTTCCAAATCAAAGCATTAACACTATTTAAGTTCATAGTCAAGGCTAATCCAGTGATTGTTACATCTACGTGAATTACTACACTAGGAGAAGCTAGCTGATTATTCATAGAAATACCTGTAACATCTACAGGAGTATTTAAATCAACGGCCACAGAATCCAGGTTAACGGACATTGCTATTCCAGTAACATCGGGTGAAACATCTCCAGTCATACCTAATTGACCTAAAACAGCAGTCATAAAATTACCTTGGATCATTGCATCAGGTGCAGGATCTACTACTCCTAAAGTCAATTGAGCCACGTTTAAAGTATTAAGAGTTACGGTTGCACCTCCGCTAATTTCTGTAGGAGTTCCTACAGCTGCAGTCATAGCTATTCCAGATACATCTACATTTGCCCACTGTCCTTCAACACCCCAGGCGTTGCTTCCCCAGAATTGTCTTCCCCAACCTGTTTGATTGTATGCTTCTATTGTACCTAAAGCCATGTTGGCTTGATTACCTGTAGCCATAGCGTCAGGACCAGCATCGGCTGTTCCTAAAGTATTGGTCATTGCAATACCATCTTGAAAAATAGTAGTTGCAATTTCGATTAATACATCTCCAACAACGGCGGTCATTGGAATTCCACTTGGAATTGGAAGTACGTCTATTTGAGTTGTTGCGGTTCCTAAATTAATAGTTGCTGCATCACCTTCAGCAATTAAGGTACCTTGGATACCCCAAGCTTGAACACCCCATTCGAGTCTACCCCAACCTGCATTAATTTCACCTGCAGTGGTTTCGTCTCCTAAAGAATTGGTAAGTGCTATTCCAGTTACTTGTACAGTAGGGTTAGCGTTGTCTCCCCATTGGTTGTTACTCCAAGGGCCGGTTCCGAAAGTTCCTGATGCCATAGGAGACTATCTCCTAGTTAACCAGAGATTCTTAAAATCGCTGCTGTTGATGTAGCTGCTGGGAATTGAATTGTAAAAACACCTGACGTAGCT